ATTTCTTTGAACTATGTTAATTGGACTTCCGCTGTCACAACAACTGGTGACGTTATTTCCAAAATTGTGGATATCAAAGGTGATACCACACTAACTCTTACTGTTCCTTACCTATGGGAAACTCATTGGCGTCAATTTGACGGCCTTAACCCCGGACCAGTGTTAGTCACTGAATTGATAACTCCAATCATCGGACAATCCCAAGTATCTGATTCTACAATCTATGTTGCTGTCTGGCGATCTGGAGGTCCTGATATGCAGTTCCAACTGCTTACTTCCGCACCCCCCCCAAGTTCTAAGACTCGAATATTTGCACAATGTGATGTTCGGTCTGAATTCAAGAAATCCTTTGATCCTATTATTGATGGAGCGTCCTGCTCTTTCGAGAAAGGTTTCGTCTCAGTTGATATGACAGGTTGCATGAACGATATGTTTAAACGTTATGCAATGGACATGTCAGAGGACAATACTCTGCCATTGCCCGGTGCCTTTTATACCGGTGCATTTTCCGTCCCTTTTCATTTCTATGCCCAATGCTTTATGTTTTGGCGTGGATCTCGAAGGAAAAAGTTCATAACCTCCAATGGTGCTCCAGATGCACAATATCTTGTCGTTCCCGACATTGATTCTTATGCAAATGGTTCATCAGGGAGGGTAGGTACAATTCCAAACATTTACCCCATGTTAGGAGTTGAAATACCTTGGTACAACAATTTGCCTTATACCTTTACTGATCCCAGTACTGCAGGCATACCCTTTATTACGCCTATTGGCATAGCCACTGTTGGTTCTACAATACCACAACAATGGTTTATTGCCGCTGGCGACGACTATAATCTAGGATTTATTGTTCCCCCTCACAATCTGCTTTCTATGAGTAAAGAAGCAAAGCCCCGTGAGAAACCTTACCTTAAGAAAAGGTTAGTCAGATCTCATCCGTGTACTGATGAACTCAAATGTACAACCAAACCTTCAGTGGTTGATAAAGACGCTTAGTTGTTTAAAGTGTGCGTCTTTTCATGGTATCGCAATTTCGTTAGCTTTTAGAGAAAGCTTCCTTTTTACTAGTCGTATTTACGGCGAGGCCCTTCAAACGGCCGGCGATAAAACCACCTGTCCCCATTCTTCCAGTGTTATGATGGGAGGC